CGGTATTCAAGCGCACGATGGGACAACTGACAGGTCCTAAGATCCTTGCACGCCGGCGAAAACTGCGGGAACTGGCGCTAAATGTATATATGCTGCGACAATTCAGCGCTAAAATGTCTGTAAATAAGTATTTAAGGGAATTGGAAAGAATTGAAAGAGCTTTTAATGCTTTGTGAGGTAGGAGGGCGGCCAGTTGAGCACCGCCCCTATTTTGTGGTAGGCTTATTCGGTGGGTTGTGTTGCAGGTTTTGGTTTGTGGCCTCCCTTGCGACCGTTTATCCGGGCGGCCTGCTTCTTAGCTTCGGACGTGCTCCTTCCTCCCTTTGCGGCCAGGTGTTTAGCCAGCAGATCGTCGGGGATCTCTTTTAGGCAGTGTGGGCAGATCATCAAGCTATCTCCCTTTCGACGGCTTTATATCCACCCCAATTAAACCGCTCTATGGTAACCAGGGTTCCGTAAGTGTGCCCCTTGTGAACCTTGCCATAGGCTTTTATGCCGTAAATCACCCCGGTTTCATTGTCGATCATATACATTCCCGAGCCGCCTCGGTCCACTTTAGTGTATTTCTTGCCGGGAGTAATTTTGACTTTGCAGCTTGGCAAATGGACCTCGATATTTGCCATGCCGTATTTGTCGATGTAGTAAAGTTCGGTTTGCACTTCGATGATTTCCTTTAATTGGTTTAATCTGTCTTGATTTAGCATTTTACCTCCATTTTGGTTTATAGGTGAGTGTCCAGACCGGTGCGCTCGGTAAATACCTTGCGCAGATCCTCGGCGTATATGTCCTCATCCTGGGAGAGTAGCTTGACTTCCAGGTTGCGGATCTTGTAGCAGTACATATCATACAGGTCAGCGCCGTTGTGAACGATTCGGACCTTGTTTACGCCGGCATGATTGCGGCCAACTCCGAATTGCAGCGAGTGGTAATCCGATACAAGCTGCCGTGCGCCGGTCATGGCCACGAATTGATTGCCTCCAAGCTGGGCCAGGATGCACTTTGCGACAAGTTGCGGGTCGTTGTATTCTGATCGCATTTATTATTCTCCTCTCTCCGCTGATATGCGGGAGGGCCGTACCGCTGCCGGCGCGGTCCCCTCGGACGATCAGCCGAGTATTGATTTAATCAGCTTGTACGCTCCGATAATGACGGCAGCCATAGCGCCACCGAGCAGGATCAGAACGGCAACGTGTACGACCTCCATCCAGAATACTAGCTCTGGCATGATTTTATCCTTCAACGGGCGGCATAAAAAAAATTGGGCTTTTCATGCGCAATGACAATTCATTGCAAACAAAAAGTTTGCCCTCCATTTTCTCAATAATTTTTGCCGTTCTGTGCGCACCGGCGGAACCGCCTGAAGTTGACATCCCCTCTTGGATTCCCTCAACAGTTTCGGCCACATTGAAGAAATGATCAGGAAAGCAGATGTGAGTATAAGAATCGGGTAGATTTCCTTGCGTGTGCATGGTTTTCATGAATAGGATTTTGTCGGCATTTATCCAGATAGCCGATCCTCTGTCGATGTCGTAAAGTCTAATCAAAAGCATTTCTACCTCCATTTCCCGCGTTAATTCGCGGAGCCGAACGCCCGGCGGGACCTGGCGCGCGGCCTCGGGGATTACAGCGGTTTTACTACCATCCAAAAGCCGACTTTGTTCCCGTTGGCGTCGAGGATTTTTCCATCGTTGCCGGTTTTATTTGTTGGGACTTCGAGCGGATTAAAGTTCCTTCTCATCCTATGGCAGACTTGGCGCAATGCCAGTTCTATGTCCCCATACGTCTGCATAGCATCATTTCCAAGCTGGATTTCGAGTTTAAATTTGTTCATGCAGCCCTCACTTTCTCGCGCCAGGAGGTCGAGTATCCGGTTTTGGGGTCCGGTATCATGTCGAGCCAGTGCTTCGGGCAGTCGTAGTAACACGGCCCCATGTCCTCGGAAATCGGTTTATATCCCCAGCCGTAACCAGGATTCTCCATCAAAAGGAAAAGCATAATGTAGCCGAAGGTCTTGGGATGCGCACCCTCTGCCGGCTCCACGGCCAGCCAGAGCTTGTCCCCAATAACTGTATGTTCTGCGATATTCAGGCAGCCAGGAATAACGAAGTCTGCCAGCAGTCCGTCTATAATATCCTGCTTGGTTGCGTTTCTGGTGTAGTAGGTGCCCATAGTGTGTTACCTCCAAGTTGAAATTAAAAACCAAGGAAAGTATGACCCAAGCGCTTAGGATCTGTCAACAAGAAAATGAAGCAAAACAGGCAATAATTGTGACAGTACGTCACCAAAACAACACTTTTTTCTTAATAATTGCGATTTATGTTGACAAAGAATTAAATTTTCGATTACTAATTAACTGCTTGTATACGGACACGGTTGCATGAGCTGTTCAAAACCTGCAGCCCTGGGGATGCGAGAAACCCCGGAACAAAACACATTCCCAAAGCGGATCTATTCTAAACTATTCCCTAAAGGCAAAGCGAATGACTGTTGAGATATTGAACCCGGAGCCGGGCGGGTCAAGCTACACATCAGAAAAACGCGCTCGTTATTTCGTTCGGCGCGGCATTGCTGAGTTTGATCCCTTCGGCCGGCTGCAGTTCCTCAATCGCTCCGATTCGTTCAAAACTCCTGATCGGGTGGTGACAGGCGGCTTCGAGATTCGCATCGTCGACAGTTGGCGCTTCCCTCATGTCCAGTTCGTCCATCGCTCCCAGGAGGCTATCACCTGAAATGGCTGATAACCTGTTGGCCTTCTTCAAATCTGAGTATAAACACCCTAAATCAGCCCTTTATGGGCCTTACAAAAGCGATTATTACAAACATCGGCCGGCAAATGACAAGATTATCTCGCTCAGTGAATACGTGCAGCAAAAGAAGATCCTTGATGATAACCGGCTTTTCTTCGGGATGTTTCGCTGATGTCCAAACCTAAATCAAATCAAAATTGGATATTGAGATATGCAGAGGCTATTACAAATGCCAGAGCAAGAGGAAACGGCATCTTTGATTATGACCCCGAGGTTGATGAGGTTTTAAACGAGTTGTTTGAGGAAGCAGAAAACGAGCAGTTATCAGACAGGAGAATCAATTAGAAATCATGGCTGGACCTGGCGGCAAGAGACCTGGGGCTGGCAGAAAGCCCCTTCCTAAACTTCTAAGAGAGCGCGACATATCCGCTGAAATAATGGCATCCGTCGACGTTCGCAAGCTCTGGCGCGAGATTTTAGAATCAAAATCACTTCACATTAGGCTAACAGCCCTCCAATATCTCACTGACCGGCTGCACGGGAAGCCTCGACAGGCAATCGAGCACAGCAACCCGGACGGCACCGGCCTGTTATCGGCTCTTGATGTCATCTATGTCAGTGCAACCCCAGGAATTATCCAGAAAACAGATCCAGATGCCTGAGTGCTCCGCGTTCCTGGCCGAACCTCATCGGTATAAAGCCATGTGGGGCGGCCGGGTCGGAGTCAAGACTTGGAGTATGGCACGCCAGCTTGTCATAAACGGTGCACAGCGTAATATCCGGTGGCTATGTTGCCGCGAGGTGATGAAAACGGTCAAAGAATCCGTTCACCTGGTCCTCAGTGACCAAATAAAGCTCCTGGGGTTATCGGACTATTACGACATTCAATCTGCCGGCATATACGGCAAGGCGCCCGGAAATAAGGACACGCGGTTTGTTTACGCCGGCCTTCGGTCACTGGTAAATGACGCTACAGCATTGAAAGCCTACGAATCATTTGATGGCGCCTGGGTGGAGGAAGCGCAATCAGTGAGCCGCACCAGCCTTGAGACTCTGATCCCGACAATCCGCAAGACCGGAAGTGAAATATGGTTTAGCTTCAATCCGGAGTTGGCCTCCGATCCGATCATAAAGTTTCTATTCAATAACCCGCCTCCTGGCCTGAAGATAGTCAAAACCTCCTATCGTGATAATCTCTGGATCTCGGATGAAGCGCAGCGGGACATGGACCACTTGAAGGCCACGGATCCGGAAGCCTTCGAGCACATTTACGAGGGCGGCTTTGTCACCCAAGTGGAAGGGGCGATCTTCGCTAAGGAGTTGCAGGAAGCTACCGCGGACGGCCGGGAGCGCTCAGTGCCTTATGACCGCACGAAGCCAGTGCAAACCTTTTGGGACATTGGGGACCGATTCACTTCGATATGGTGCGTGCAGGTCTACCCGTTCGAATACCATATCATCGACTACATAGCAGAGGAAGCAATCAGCCTGGCGCAGCACTTCAAGCTCCTGCAAGAGAAGCCATACGTCTATTCCAAGCATCACCTGCCACCGGACGCTAAGGCGCCGCAGCTTGCCACTGGCAAGACGATTGAGCAGCAGGCCAGGGAGATTGCCGGCTCAGATAAGATCGTGATACTGCCATTGACTACGATAAAAGCTCAGATTGCGGCTACACGGGCGATCTTTCCGCAGTGCTACTTCGATTCAGATAAGTGCGCTGACGGTCTGAATGGGCTTCGACACTACCGCTGGCCGGCAGAAGGGGCGAGTGGGGTTGAGCACGACAAACCATTGCACGATTGGGCGAGTCACCCTGGAAGCGCCTTCCAGTATTTCGCTATCTCAGTGCGGAAAGAACCTGTTAAGAAGCCAGTATATGTGCCATACCATGAGCCAGCAACCGGCTTTGGACCTTGGAGCTAAGAAATGCAAATACTCAGTAAGGGCGGCCAGCAATACATAGAGATCGATGATGTACTCCGACAGGTGAAGAAAGCGCAGATAGACGCAGCCAGTGCAGGGGATAATCAGATCGTTGCAGCAGTACCAGGCTTCAAGATCCGAGTGCTTGCGATCAAGTTTAGCGTGGCTTCGGATGTTACGACAAGCTGGATGAGCGGCCTTGCTGGTGGCGCAAGTCAGCTGTGGCCGGCAGAGACATGGAAAGCAGGAGGTGGAATGAGTGATGCTTGGGGTCCGATCTGCTTCTTCTTCGAGACTCTAACAGGGGAGGCACTGAATCTGTACCTTGGCGGTGCAGTGCAAGTGTCTGGTGGGATAAATTACATTGAAGTCTAGGAGGTAGACTCATGCAAGACAATGGAAACAAAGTACCAAACGCAGCATTGAAGAAAGTAGTGGACAATCCTAAGCTGCTTCATCAGGTAGAACCGCTCAGAGCAAGGGTAAATTGCCCTTCCTGCAAGATCGGTTATATGTTCGTTCGCGTTGAGAAGCATGGCTATGGAAAGCAGCAGGAGATTAAAGTTCCGGAGATCGACCATCCTCACAAGTGCGAAGTATGCGGCAAATGGCACGGTCTGAAGATGCAATTAAAAATCACGGCCTTTCCAAAGGTCAATTAGGAGCTATCAATTATGACAGCTGATGCCTGGATCTTTTACAATACGTTTCGGGAATACATGGCAGATGGAACCATCGACCTTGATGGTGACACGTTCATCATGGGTCTGGTTACTTCGTCCTATAGTCCGGATTATGAAAACCATACCATCTTAGGCGACATTACAAACGAGGTATCCGGTAATGGATATGCACGAGATACGCTTGTGGCAACCTGGACGCGCTCTACTACCACGGTCACGTTTGATTCGGATGATGGAGTATTCACGGCTTCAGGAGGGTCGATTGTCTGCTATAGGGCTTTCATATTCGACGATACCGTAAGTTCTCCGGTAAAGCCGCTTGTGTGTATAAGCCTATTGGATAATACCCCTCAGAATGTGACTGTCACTGATGGAAACTCCTTGACCGTTGAAATGCACACTTCGGGCTGCTTCACTCTGACCGGTGGCACCTAGAAATAGCTTTTAAGGCGGCTAAATGGCAATCACTTTAAGGGGTTCGGCACCAGTATCATCCTTCGCCAACAACGGCGGGAATGTCACCATAAACCTGTCTGGATTGAGTTTGGTTGAGGGTGATCTTGTCATTGCGTGTGTATCTGCGCCCAGAGTAGACGGCGTTACCCCTGCAATGGTGAGTTCAGGGTGGACTGAATTAGTAACTCCATTTGTCGGTAGCACAACAGAGCGTCCGTCAATGGGTGTGTGGTATAAGGTCATGGGTGCCATACCCGATAGCTCTGTGGAAATGAGCGGGGATGGAGCCGCTACTACTGACACAACAGGAATTGCTATTGCCTTGCAGGGTGTAGATGGTTCTGTATCAGATCAAACGCCGGTGATTACGTCTGAAACCTCGTCGGCTACACCGGATCCTGACCAGATAACCACACAAACAAATGGAGCCTGGGTTATTACCTTTGCTCATAAATCAGGAGATACGGCCAGCCCGACAGGAACACCGAGCGGATATTCCAACACTTTAGATCAAGCTGGAAGCGATACTTACGATCATAATCAGACAATAGCGACCAAAGAAATAGCTTCTGCGGGTGATGAAAATCCTACAAGCTGGACTTATGCGGCTTCATCCTATTGGCGCGCAATTACCATTGCCATTAAACCTTATGAATCCGCTAATGAAATCGTTACTGTGCCAGTATCGGCATTGTCAATTACAGGATACGCTCCAACCGTTGATGTTACTGAAGATACATTCATCGAGGTGCCAAACGGCGCTTTTACGCTGACACCTTACGCGCCTACAGCTACGGCAACCGAGAACCAATGGATAGAAATACCAAACGGCAGCTTTAGCCTCACTCCATACGCTCCAACAGTCATTGCGGAAGCTAACCAGTGGATTGAAATACCCAATGCCAGCTTCTCGCTGACTTCCTATGCCCCTTCGATCGGAATTTCAATCAAGATCACGGTTCCTGCTGCGGCTTTCAGCATAACCAATTATGCCCCTTCAATCGTCCTCACTGAAGATCAGTGGATCGAGATACCTGTAGCATCCCTTACCATGAGTTCGTCCGTACCAACGGCAATCGTGACGGAAAATCAGTGGATAGAGATCCCGGCAGCGAGTTTTACTCTGACTTCTTACGCTCCGACGATAGATGTGGGAGCTGGCACGATAATTACGGTCCCTGCTTCGGGGCTGACGATTACAGGATATGCGCCGACGATTACCGCGGAAGCGAATCAATGGATTGAGGTGCCGAATGGGAGCCTGGGGATCACGGCGTATGCTCCTACGATTGACGTTACGGCAAATCAGTGGATCGAGATACCGCAGGCGGCCTTGGCGCTGACCAGTTATGCTCCGACAGTGAGTTATGGCACGGACACTTACATTACTGTGCCGGTCCGGGCTTTGACGTTGACCGCTTATCCTCCGATCATCAATGGTGAAGTGCCAGCTTATCCGATAATGAGTCCGATGAGAGGGGTTTGGGGGCCATTATGAAAGATTTTGTGAAGAAATTGTGCATTTGGATCCTGAATAATTACTGTGGGTTTCAGGTTGTGACGATTCCGAAGGCAGTATTGAATCTAGTGCCGGCCGCGCGCGTTTTGTGCGGGAAAATGGATAAAAAGCCCAATTCGGGAGAGTGGAAACAGCATTTGGTGATGGATATGCTGGTGAAAAGCGGTGCAAAGCGCAAGGATGCTGCCCTGGCAATCGAATTGGCTTTGAGGAGTGAATGAAATGCCGTGGACTGAGAAACAAGTGCGTTATTTACTTTCAGACGCTTCACCACTGAGCGATGAAGAAAAAGAGAAGATGAAGCGTGAGCTTCATGATAATCCCGAGCTTGGGCATAAGAAGAAAAAGAAGTTGAAGAAGGGTGAGCGCAAGCGTGGTGGATACGATTGGCGCGATTATGAATAAGGAGATTTAATATGTCCTCTGTTATGGATTTCATTAACAAAGTTCGAGGAATAAATAAAGATTCTATGAAGTCAGAGGATCGAGGAAAAGATATGGCATATTATGAAGCCAAGATGCTGCCTTATGTTTCAAAGTACCACAAGGCACTAAAAAAGTACAAAAAGAAACTGAAAAAGGGCGAATTTAGCAAAGGCGGCTACAACTGGAAAGACTATGAAGATTGAAAGATTCGGCGATCCGCTTGCAAAGAAAGGGTATCCAGAAAAGCCTTCAATAGCAGTGGCGGTAGGATACGATGATCGAGGAAAGATCAATAAAATCGGCTACGTTCCTTTTGAGCCTGGACGCATTATTGAACGATGCGGAAGGAAATACCGGCTTGAAAAGAATGGAAGTCAAACGAGGATAATATGATGAAAAAATCACTTTTAACCCTAATTATGATGCTCTTGATACTGGCGGGACCAGCTTTTGCCGATACCAGTTATTCAGGAACCTTGAGTGCGGCTGGGACTACCTGTGCAACTTCTGGCGCTTGCGTTCAATTTGACCGGATCAGCGATAACGGCGTGATGGGTGTTCAGCTCTCCGGCACTTTTACCGCTACCGTGCAGTTTGAAGGGACGATGGACGGCGATAATTGGGTTTCTCTTACAGCCATTGTGCCGGGAACCCTGTCGACGGCCACAAGTGCAACCGCAGCAGGAGCTTGGCAAGTCAATACCGGCGCGATGAAATCCGTTAGGGTGCGCTGCTCGGCTTATACCAGCGGCACAATTACCGTGCAGATGAATTTTGCCAAGGCCAGCCCTAACAATGCGGCTGGATCCGCTTCGGTTACTGGCACGGTTGACACAAACATACTCGAGTACAATTCCGGTGCGGTTGACGGTACTGGATTGCCTGTGAAAGCTGGATCCGGTGGTCTTGATGCTCAAATGCAGGATGGAAGCGGTAATGCTCTTACGAGCGCGACCAGGGGAAGTGAACAGGCTTTATCCGTGCAGCTCGTCGATGGATCCGGAACGCAGATCACAACCTTTGGAGGTGGCACCCAATACACTGAGGGCGATACTGACGCAACGATTACAGGCACGGTACTGATGATCGAGGCAAGCGCCGATACCATTGGGGCGGTAGGAACAGCTAATGTCCTGCCAGTGGGTGATGCAAGTGGAAGTCTGACGGTAGATGATGGTGGCTCCCCTATATCCGTGGACGATAATGGATCTAGCCTTTCAGTGGATGATGGAGGATCCACAATCTCAATCGACGGTACTCTTACAAGTATAACCAATGTGGTTCATGTCGATGATAATTCCAGCACTCTTTCAATCGACGATGGAGCCAGTACGATCAGTATTGATGGCACTCTGACCGGGATCACTAATGTTGTTCATGTGGACGATAACTCCGGGGATCTGTCGATTGATGATGGTGGAAACGTCATAACGGTTGATGGTACTGTAGCAGCCACGCAATCAGGCACATGGAATAGTCAGACTCAGGATGGATCCGGAAACGCTCTTACAAGCGCAAGCCGTGGATCAGAACGAGCATTATCCGTGCAGGTCGTTGACAGTTCCGGCAATCAAATTACCTCATTCGGTGGCTCAGGTGGCACGGCAATGAATGATGATTCGGCCTTTACTGTGGGCACCACTTCAACAACTCCTGTAGCTGGAATTTATCGATCTAGCCGGGATACGGTAGACGATAACGATGCCGGTGCCTTGGCGATGAACGCTAGTCGAGGTTTATACGTCACTCTTGAGGAATCTGACGCAACCGCAACCGGTGTGGCCGGCAATCCGTTGGAAGTATCCTTGGAAAATACCGCCTCCAACACCAACGCCCTACTCGTCACTGGTACGGGCGGCACCTTCCCCATAAGTGGAACTCTGACAGACATCACTAACACTATTTCCGTTGACGATGCAAGTTCTACGCTTTCCATTGACGATAATTCAAGCAGCATTTCAGTTGATGATGGAGGGGTTGCTTTAGAAGTTGATAACGCGGGAACCTTTGTGGTACAGGCTTCCGCTTATGATGGTTCGGGCACTGCGAATGACGCGACTCATCCGATATACACGCGCCTTGTGACGAGCACAGGAGCGCAAGCCGACGATTCAGCTATAGATTCTGCAATAAACGCCGGAGAAAATCCGGTGTTTGTTGGCGGTGAGTATGAGGCGTCGCGCACCGCCATAGAGGACGGAGACAAAGGTGGTCTGCACTTCACTACGGATCAGTTGTTACTTACCACGACGATAGATCCTTGTAGTGATACGGCCTCCACAACCTTAGCTGTCAGTCAGGCTGACGATGCTCAACTCGTGGCCGCATCCGGCAGCACAAAGATTTATGTGTGTTCGGCTGTCCTCGTGGGGGCAGCAGCGGAAATAATTAATTTCATTGAAGGCACTGGAAGCGTTTGCGGAACATCCACACTAGCGGTAGTTGGAAGCACAACACAAGGAAATGGTATGTCTTTTGCTGCCAACGGTGGTTTTACGGCGGGCAATGGTGCAGCTTCAGCCTTCCATACTAATACGGGTGGAAACGCTCTTTGCCTAACTCAAAATGGAACATCAAGAGTTTCGGGATATATAACTTATGTTCAAAAGTAATTAGAGGTTAGCATGAAACGATTTCTATTCATTATTTTTAGCCTGCTTTTTGTTTGCTCCCCTGTATTTGCAGCCAACAATTTTGCAAGCGACTCCCATTGTAAGGCTGTCTTCCTTTTTGAGACCCTAACACGCGAGGAGCTTACAGACGACGATACCCTTCTGACCAATTACAATACTGTAACGCAAAGCTCAACTCACAAAGAAGGCTCATATTCAGCGGCGTTTGCTAGTGGTAGTAGTCAGGCTCTTTATTCTACGGATGCCAATATTGCCCTAACGATTTCCGATTTTCCGTTATTGAATGGGGATTCTCAGAAAATAATCAGCGTTACTTTCTGGGTCAGATTTACTACTTTAACTGGGGGGCATTATGTATTCGGCAAGTGGGATTCAATTGGAAACAAAAGAAGTTTTGCATTTGGGGATATAAGTACTGACCAGAAACTTTATATTTTACTAGGCTATAACGGCGGGTCTAGTTTTGAGCAGATTCCTAGCGGAACCGGACTGTTCTCAAACAAATCTTTCTCGACCAATACTTGGTATCACTTTGGCCTTACTTACCGGGACGATACTAAAGCATGGACGGCAAGGCTTTACACGGACGGAGGATCTACAGAAAATGACAGTGGAACTGCTACAAACAATATAAACATAGAAGATGGATTATTCACTTTGGGTAGTCTGTCTAGTTCCGGAACTCCGGCTAGTTTCCACAACGGACTTATAGATGAATTTGCTGTTTTTGACGATATTCTGAGTGATGATGAAATAGATGATATAAGAAACGGGGTATACGACGTTTCCGGTGGTGGCACAGGAACATCTATACTGCTTACGGGAGCGGGACAATGAGACATATTTTAGCTTTTATGCTCTTATCGGTTTTATTTGTCTCATCATCATTTGCCGCAGATTACTATATAGCCGAATCAGCAGCAGGCTCAGGCGATGGTACGTCTTGTGCCAATGCAAGAGCATATACTTGGAATTGGTCTGGCGTAACCGCTGGGGATACTGTTTGGATATGCGGAACCGTTAATCTTGTTTACGGTCAAGCCGTTGTTGTTGGCGCAAGCGGGGATGGCGGCACACACAACCCAGTGACGCTTGCTTTTTGCGATACGGCTAATTGTGGAGAAAGTTATGCTCCGGGAACCATACAAGTTCCCGGTCAAACAAATCTCGTTTCAATTTCAAACAAACACGACGTTATAGTAGATGGCATGGGAGTAGGGATAATTCAGGCTACCGACAACGGAAGCGCGATTGCGGGGTATACCAACAACCTCTCTCCGACTGGAATCTATGTGTGGGGAACGTCGACCTATATTACCGTTCAAAACCTCACAATAAGAACTATGTATGTGCATCAATACCAGACCACAACCGATGACACTATGCCTTATGGGGGAGGGAAAGGAATCTATTTTCAAGGAACAACATATGTAGACGTTCACGATTGCGATATATCCGACGCGTCTACTGGCATAGTCTGGTTCAGGGGAAGATGATCAAATCATGGATGAGGTAAATATCCATAACAATGATATAGAAATTGGCGGTAATTGGATGAGCAACGGAAGCAGTGATTGCCATGCCAACGGAATCTATCTATATAGCGATGGTCACGCAGATCCGGAATCCTCATCTTTGACAAACTCAGAATGGTATAACAATTACATACATGGGCCGATGCTCTACTGGACTAACTTTCCACCTGGAAGCAAATGGGGGGCAACCGCAACCTCATTTGCTCATTTTGATTACGGGACCATTGATGACGCCATTATGTATAATAACCTGTTTATCGCTGGCCCGTATCTAAACACTAGCGTGGCTCCAAATCCATCTAATGGCGTTGTATCTTGGTCTGCTACAAATACTGATGCCAGATTTTGGAACAATACCGTAGTAGGGACATTCACGGCAGCTTGTTTTGCTGGCAAGGCTATGGACATAAGAAATAATGTTTGCGTTGATGCTAATAAGTTATCCATAACACTTCCAGTCCCCACTTCGGATTACAACAATAATTATGATTTTGTCCATTATGCCAATTACACAGGAGGGCCAGAATACGATACTCTAGCGGCGTGGCAAACCTATCTCGGTGGTTGCCCTAATGATGACAATGAATGTAATAGCATAACCGATAATCCTAATTTGGATGCGGTGTATAAGCCGCCTGCAGGATCACCGATTGTTGGGGCCGGACAGGATCTAACATCTTATTGCACTTCATATACGGCCCTTTGTTACGACAGGCCCAATACGGTAGGCGCGGGATCGGCTTCTACCGTAGGAAATGCAAGGCCCTCTGGAAGTGCCTGGGACATAGGTGCTTATCAATACATAGCCGGAAATTCAGCGGGAAGAGCGAGGCTAAGAAGATAATGCCAAACGATGATCTTTTGAAGGAAATAACAGATAATTTCGATTTCGCAAATGATGAGTGGGCCGATATACGCAAGGAAGGCGATACCGACATGCGTTATGTTACAGGAGATCCCTGGCCCCAGGATGAGAAAGAACGGCGTAACAATCCACAGAATAAACGGCTGGCATTATCTCTTGATGAATTGAACCAGTATACGAATCAGGCGATAAACAACATCCGGCAGAATAAGCGTGCAGTAAAAATCAGTCCTGAAGGTGGCGGCGCAGACGAGCAGACCGCCGAGCTTCACGCAGACATCATCCGGAAGATAGAAGGGGATGGAGGGCAGGCGGCCTATATCACGGCGTTTGAGAACGCGATCCAGCGAAGTTATGGTTACTTCAAGATCGGGAAACGCTACACTCGTGAGGATTCGTTCGACCAGGAGCTTTATATTCAAAGGATTCCTAATCCGAATACCATCCTCATTGATCCCGGATTCAAAGAGGCCGATGCTTCAGACATGACTTTTGCCTTTGAAATGGATGATTACACCAAAGAGCGGTTTCAGTCTGAGTTCGGAAACAAGACCGAGTTCAAGGATTTCACCACGGAAATGCAGACCAAGTATCCTCACTGGATCAAAGAAAAGCACGTTCAGGTGGCCGGCTACTGGAAGGTTGAAACCAAGAGAGCGAAACTGCTTAGGGTAGGGGATCAGCAGAAAAATACTAATGTATGGGCCGACCAGTTGGAAAAGGGAGCAATCCAGAATGGCGCTGTGATGTTCAATGGTATTGCCTTTCCAATACTTCAGGAGCGCATGTCGGAGCGACGAAACATTGTGCAGTACGTCACCAATGGCATTGAGATCCTGCAAGTCAATCCCTGGGAGGGCCGCTGGATCCCGATTGTTCCGGTATTTGGCCGTGAGATATGGATGGATAAAGGGGACGGTGCAAAGAGGAAACTGCTTTCGCTTGTGCGCCTCGCTCGGGATGCTGTAATGCTTTACGCCTACACAAAGACGGCTGAAGCTGAAACCATCGCTCAAGCTCCGAAAGTTACATGGACCGCCGCAGAAGGACAGTTGGATGGATTTGAAAATGATTGGTTCCAGGCCAACAAGAAGCCTTTCAACGTGCTCTACTATCGTCTGACCACTGAAGGATCGCAGGGACAGCAGTTGCCACCACCGCAGCAAGTGACTTACGAAGGGACTGCGCAGAAGATTCAATCGCTTATGTTGAGTAGTGAAGCAGCCCGTAGAGCGATTCAAAGCGCCCTTGGGATGTATAACGTAAGCGTGGGCCGCGCTGAAACAGGAGTGAAGTCAGGTGTGGCGATCAAGGCACTCGACACTCAGAGCGACCAGGGTAATTACCACTTCATTGACAATTACGATGTGGCGCTCGAGCACGCCGGCCGAATCATGGATAACATGATCGGAAAGATTTACGATTCTGCACGCGATGTTCCCATTATGAAGAAAGATGGTCAGCGGGAGTTTATTAGGATAAACGAACCCGTTGTTGACCAGAAAACCAATGAACAGGTATTTCGCAAGGCTGCCGTTGGAGAGCATGGAGTTGCAATCTCAATCGGTCCGAGCTTCCAGAGCCAGCGTGAGAAGGCTGAAAACTTCGCTAATGCGATTGTTGCCAACCGCCCTGAAGTATTCGCGCTCATCGGTGATCTGATCGTGAAGATGCAGCAGCTTGGCATATACGGCGAGGAAATGGCCGAGCGGTTGAAGCCAGAGCAGTTCAAGACCGAGGAAAGCCCTGCGTCAATGTCCAAGAAGATGATGGAAATGCAGCAGTTGATACAGGCTTTGACAGAGCAGTTAAATACTCTCAGTGAGGAAATGCGCTCCAAGACCAAAGAGCTTGAGAGCAAGGAATTGATTGCAGCTTTGCAGGCCGATGTTGAGAGATTCAAGGCGCTGCTTGGATTCCAGGGCAAGCAGGAAGGTATGGCACACGAAACAGCCCTTCAAGCTCAACAGGCAGAATTGCAGCAAAGGATCAATGCTGTTGCCGCGCCGAATCAAGCGCCCGGACAGCAGCAGGGACAACAACAAGTTTAATAACAGCAAGCCCTTATTTCGGTCATTGTGATTGAAATAGGGGCTTTCTATTGCGCGAACAAGATTTCCAGCCGCGCACTGGAAAGGACTTAGTATGCCAGACGAACAAAATGCGGCACCGTCACCCGCGGATCAGAAACAAGAAACACCGCCAGTTCAAACGGAAGTAGAGCCAACCGAATCTGAGGATGTGAAAGACCTGGCCAGCTATTCTCAGGAGGAGTATGACAACTGGCTCAAAACCGGAGAACAGGCAAAACCGAAGGGTAAGGATGCGGAACCCACAAAGGAAGTAAAGCCCGAGGGTACACCCCCTAAAGACGCAGCCGCGTCGGATGCGGCAAAGGATAGCAAGGAGATAAAGGACAAGAAACCGTCTGGTGCTGAAAAGCGAATTGACCAGCTTGCTCAGACCATTCAGGACCAGTTGAAGCAGAGAAAGGAATTAAGGACCGAGATTGAAACTTTGCAGAAGCAGATGGAAAGTCTCAGAAAAGGCGAAGTAGCACCGGCTGCGCCTGCCGCTGCACAACAGTCTGCCGATCTGCAAGCTCCTGTGAAGCCCAATCGTGAGGATTACGAAACCTGGGAGCAGTACGACGATGCGAAGGACAAATGGCGCGATGAAATGACCGCCTACCAGATGCAGCGCCGGGACCAGGAACGCGCACAGGAGGATGCAAGGAAGCAATCCGAAACCACTAAAAAGCAGCAGGAGGACTCCTGGGATCGCCGAACGGCTGAAGCAATGGCTGTGTATGACGATTACGAGGATGTGACCTCCAAGGCTTTTAGTCCTGAAGTTCCGATTAATCCGCAGACTGACAGGCACATGCTGTTTTCGGATAATGGCGCTAAGATCCTGTACTACCTGAGCAAGAACCCTGAAGAGGCAAAGCGCATCGCGGCGCTCAATCCGGCTCAGACTAATCTTGAAATGGCAGCACTTGAAAGCAAGTTTGCCGGTTCCAAATCTCCTGACATAAAAACCATTACGAGCGCATTGCCACCCCCAAAGGATTTCAGCGGGAGAAATGGATCTCCTTCTGATGAAGTGGTTGCCGCTCTTGAAGCGGGTGATCCGGGCCGCTACATCGCAGCCATGAACGCCCGTGAGAGTAACAGGAGATAAAATTGACTAACAATTTCCAAAAAGTGACCTGGGTCACGATGGAGAGCTTGAGGATTCTTGTCAACAAGCTCGAAGTGGCGCAGTTCTTCAATACGGATATGAACCGTGAATATCAGCGTGCTTTTGCCGTTGGTGAAACGGTTTATGTCAAGTTGCCACAGCGGTTTGTAATCCGCGAAGGCACAACCTACGATCCTCAAGCCATTGACCGAAAGACTGTTCCAGTAACTATGGATCAGATTTTCGGCGTGGACTTTGACTACGATTCCGTGGACAAAGCACTGAACATGGAACGTGGCGAGGACATCGTAAGGCGTGAGTACATTGAGCCTGCTATGGCGCAGATCAAACAGGAGATCGACTCCCGCTGCGCTCAGTATGCTTATTACAATACGCCGAACATCGTCGGAGCTTTGGGGACAACTCCAACGGCTCTTTCAACCTACCTGAGTGCGCGTCAAAGGCTTGTAGAGCTTGGCTGCACCCCTGGCGAAAAAGGGATGATTGTAAGCCCTGCAATGCACTCAACGATTGCCGGCCAGCTTACTACTCTGACCAATCCTGCAAACGAGATCAGCCGTCAGTACAAAGAAGGTTTGATGGGCAATGCCAGTGGCTTCCAGTGGTATGAGTCCGTGAGCCTCTATTCGCATACTTGCGGCACGTTGCAGAATACCTGCACAGTGCAAACCACCTTGACCGATGGCGCGACCTCGGTAAGCATTGCAGGAACCGCAGCGGAAACTCTGAAGAAAGGCGATGTATTCACCTTCAGCGCCTCCTATGCCTGCAACCCTGGTACCCGCAGAAGCGTAGGACACCTGAAAAACTTCGTCGTAACTCAGGATCTTACGCTGACAGGTGGAACGGATACGCTCTACTTTGCTCCGGCCATTTACGGTCCAGACAGCCCGTATCAGAATGTTGATGCGCTGCCTGTTGGATCTTCGGCCACAATCACCAATATGCCGGGAACAACGGCCCCTTACACTGGTCCCAAATACGGGATCAACGGTCTTGCGATCAACCGCGATGCCTTTGCGCTAGTCGGCGTGAAGCTCGAGGAACCCAAGGCTGTTGAGGTTGCCAGTACGCAAAGGGATCCAAAATCCGGTTTGGCAATTTCGTTTGTCCGACAGTTTGAAGGCCGCACCCGGACCATGATTAACAGATTTGACGTTTTACTCGGCTTCGGTTCTCTGTACGCAGAGAATTGCGCTTGCCGCGTAGCGTCCTTGTTATAGAAGGGAGGCCAAAATGACTGTCACAGCAACAACTTTATCAGCAGCGATCAGCAAGAATGATCGTAACATCATCGTCGCTTCCGCAACCGGATTCGTCGTGGGATACCCTGTGTGCATTGACAACGAGCAGTGCAAGGTTCTTAGCATTACCGGAACCACCATAGGGCTTTTCCGCGGCTTAAAAGGAAAGCAGGAAGCTCATGCAAATGGTTCACTGGTTCTGGTCGGGCCTCATGCCGACTTCAATCGTGCGCCAGGAGAAGCGGTAGGAGTGCCTGAAAGTGGAATAAGCGTTGAGGAAAGCGTTAATGGCAGAAATCATGTCACTAAACTTAGCTTCAGCGGTATCACGCTCGGCACAGCTTCAGCCGCAGCCGTCGCAATGGGCAAGAAGCTCTATACCCTTCCCGCTGGTGCAATCCAGATCAAGGGTTGCCGAATGTCCGTTGGAATCTATGGCAGCGGCTCAACCTGCGATGCGGATACTCCCGATGTTGGTGTGGGTACGGTAATCGCCTCCGGTGCTACAGCGGTTCTTAGCGGTACAGCCACGTTTGAAAACATCCTTACGGGTCAGACCGCAGGAGATTGCGCCGGCACTGCCGTGAACGCCATTGTGACAACCAAGCTCGAACGGAATACAGGCGATGCTCACACCATCCACCTGAACGCCGCAGACACTTGGGCTGGCGCAGCGACGATTACCGCCACCGGTAATATCGAAATCGAGTGGACCAGGCAGTTTTAATCAAGTTGGCCGACTAGACATACCTCCCTAGTCAGGCCGCAGGGGGAGGGTTTCTTTGCTAGCTTCCCTTCCCCTGCCTAAAATACCCTTCTTGTCCGTTATAACGGCAAATGAGAGGAGAAAACATGGATAAGGACATATCCTGCCATACCTGTAGGTTTTGGTATAAGGATGGCGCAGGAGAGATTTGCAAGCGATATCCGAAGCATGAGTTCATGGCAGAAAACGATTGGTGCGGGGAGTTCAAATCAAAGGGCATACCGGAATCTAAGCCTATGCCGATAATGGAGAGGCCATTGCTCTACCCACCGGAAGTTGAACAGCCCGTGAGTCAGCCCGTGGTAATTGAAGCCGAACCTCCTGCAATCGAGCCTGAACCTGAAGTGAAGGAAGAAGAAAAACCAAAAGCGATTCCTGTTAAGCCGAAGAAAGCCAAAAAGAAAGGCAAGAAATGACTACCGGCGTAAATCTAGTAGAGAGAGCATTAAAGATCATTGGGCGGCTTGGTGGCGGCCAGACGATCAATGCCAACGATCAGACTGATGGATTAGCAGAAGCAAATGCCATGCTGGACTTCTGGAACGCGCAAGGGCTAGTCATGCCGTATCAGACCAGTTGCGAGGTCGCATTTGCCACGGCCCGGACTTATTACACTATCGGAGCCAGTGGCGCAAATCTTACCGCTCCTCGCCCTATTCGCCTCGACGCAGCCAATTATATGTATGTGGGATCAGAGGTTGTAAGGTATCCAATGGATATCATTAATGCCCGTGAATATTCAAAAATCAGGGTTAGAGGTCTGGAATCTACCATATCACGGAAAGTCTATTACAAGCCCACTTATCCCAATGGAACGCTCTATTTCTGGCCTTATGTGACTGTAGTTACGGATTATTTCGAGGCTTTTTATCCTGCGGCACTGACGGCCTTGAGTAGCAGCGATATATCCCTTCAGCCTGGATATGAGGATGCGATTGTGTGGAACCTGGCTGAACGCCTTACGGATTACTTTGGCATGGAATTGACACAGAACATAGTCAACCGCGCTCAGAAAGGTCGGGTTTTGCTCGAGCACATCAACACCCACGCAATCGAATGTGAATTGGATGTTGGCGGTGGGGATGAGTTTGACTACCTTACCGGAGGATTCGCTTAATGCCGTCCATACCCGGATTTATAGGGCCAACCTATGAGAACCGTAGCGCCTTGGCCGATTGCCAGAAGTGCCTCAATATGTACCCTGAAATAATCGAATCAGGCACAGGCAAGAGTAAAGTGATCTACCACAGCCGGCCGGGACTGTCTTTGCTTGGCACAGTGGGGAGTGGGCCGATCAGGGGCATGTCCATCGGCGCAACCTATATGTACGTTGTGAGTGGATCAACGCTTTATAAAGTCACGATCAATTATTCGGGTGGAGTGCCAAGTTCATTAACTCCAAGCTCTCTTGGAAGTGTCGGCACGGATTCAAACAATTCCCCGGTGTACTTTGCCGTAGGCCGTCCGGACATCATGTTCATATCCAACAGCACGCCTTACTGCATCGACGATACCTTGGGATCATTAATCTCCATCACTGGCCTTAGCAGCGGCAAACGGATTGTCTTTCTCAACGGATTCTTCATTGCAATCGGAGTGGATGGGGATAAGTTCTACATCAGCGATATTGCGAATCTTTATTCAGGAGATACCTGGAACGCGCTGGATTACAACACTGCCGATTACATGATCGACAACTTATCTGCTGCGCTGGTCACACACAATGAATTATGGATGATTGGAGATTTGACCACAGAGATTTGGTGGCACGATGGAAGCGCCGACTTTCCTTTCAAGCGCGTGCAGGAAGCCACAATGCCGTACGGGATCCGCGCACCCGATTCCCTTTGCGAGATCGACGGAAAACCGATCTGGCTGGCTACCTTCCCGCAGCCTGGAAGCGGCAACCTTGGCGAGAACATTCTTGTTCGCGGCAATGGCTACAATATCGAGCGAATCAGTAACCATGCTTTTGAGAAGGCTATCGCCCATTACACTACTTCCACGGCAATCGGTTGGGGATATCTGTCTGAAGGGCACCAGTTCTACAACATTTATTTCCCTGCGGATAACAAGTCCTGGGCCTGGGATGCTGCCAGCGGCCAGATGTTTGAAACAGGTTATGGCGCGGACCCAGCGTCTTACAATGCTTTTCTTGGCCGCTGCCATACAAAAATTGCGCGAAATCTCATAGGCTCTCGCTCAGACGGCAGCATCTACATCATGGACCACGATTACAATACGGATGCAGGGACGGCAAGATGCTGCCTGCGCCGCGCCCCTCACCTTGCCAATGAAAACAAGAAAGTGCGGTACGACAGCTTTGAGGCTGACATTGAGAAGGGATTGGCTGACATAACCGCATATCTTAAATGGTCCGATGATGGTGGAAAGACCTATAACACTGCACAGAGTCGGACTGTTCTCACTGGCGATTACAATACGCCTTTCAGATGGGATCGCCTTGGAGCCTGCAAGGATCGAGTGTTTGAGCTTTACACGACCAGCAACGCGCACATCGCAATCACGGATGCTTATTTTAACGGGACTTTAGGAAGGCACTAAGTATGCCAACAAGATATTCACCTGCACCGCTGAGAACGCCGGTACTCGAAGGTGACAATAAGTTAATGTCGCGGCCTTGGTTTCGATACCTCGCAGATATTTTCGCGGCACTCAAAGCTGGCGGCATACCCGAAGTTGGGGAAGTGCCGGAAGCCCCGGCCTTCGATGTCATTCAAGCAGGACCGCTCACAGCCACAGTTGGAGTTGAAAACGCTCATGCACCTTTGATCGCTGAAGCGGTAGGGTGGGGCAATGTTACCAGCATCAAGGCCGATATTGCTACTGACGGAGCTTTTTCAAGCATAGTCAAAACCTTTGAGCTTTCAGGCGTGATGCTTCAAAGAGCAATCTTTACTTTCATTACTACCGCTCCGGGACATTTCTATGCGAGAGGTTACGCAATAAATCCTGTGGGACAAGGGGCATATTCTTCGACAGTTGAGTTTGATCTTGATAACAGCATGGGCGATTCTGCCGTGCCCGATGCGCCGGATCTGGCTGTTTACAATACCGACGATATTGACACTGTAAACTACAGGGAAGTGACCGCACGGGTATCATGGCATGGACATAGTAATTGCCGTGGCTTGTGGCAAGCAGCAATTCAATTCCATACCTCTAGCAGTATGACAAATCCCGAAGCAAGCCCGGTTTACAATCCAGGATCGAACAAAGGAAGTCTGGTGCAGGGATCGGATTTATTCACCGACTCAACCGCTACGTTTGTAAGTTCCGGTGTGGCTATAGGACATTGGATCATGTGGAGCACCGATGATCCCTGGCCCGGAAGTCCTGCAACCAATGTCAATATAGCGATGGTTACTGAAGTGGTGAGTGAGACGCAACTGAGGATGGCGAATGTCAATACTGGTCCTTCTGGATCTTATGCTTATCGGATCACCTTAAATATGGAGCAAGTTGATAGTCTGGTTGGCTTCTACCCTTATGTTCACATCATAGGATCTGAAATGAGGGACCGGGGATATGTGGATATTCCGATAGCTCTGCCGGCCGGAACCAACTGGTATGCCCGCGCCTGGGTATGGAATCACTTAGGCCGCAGCTCCGCTTCAGCGGTAACTTCGGCTTTCAACACTATCGACCTTCCGGGCGGGGCAACTGATACTGTCTTGCCGGGAGCGCCACAGAATTTTTCATTTACAGGTGCAAATGGAAAGTTTGTCGGCCATTGGGATATTCCCGCAACCGGATACAACACCTTGGATGATGTGTGCATCGAGGGCGCTGACGACGCCAGTTTCACGGTCAATGTGGATACCTCAAAAGGTTGGGGACCGATAAATCATGCTGAAGCTACACAGCCAAACAAGACAAAATATTGCCGGATAGCCTGGCACAATCAGAGTGGCGTAGCTAGCGACGCAACGACTAAGGCGGTTATTGAAGCCAAATATGGAGCAGGATCGGCAGATGAAGGTTGGGGGCCGTTTTGTTCCGGGCTGTCTGCTTCAAGCGGCGATATTACAAATGCGACTGCGCTTGAACAGGTAAAGAATACTACAGCGCCCTCAAATAGCGTATCCTCGCTCGACAGGTATGTACTAGCCGGAACTCCGGATGATAATAGTGCAACAGTGGTACTTTATTGGTATTACACGCAGGGAACATATAAGTGTAATCAATTCACGTTCACCATTACTGACGGCACAGCAACGTACGTCTACCGGGCGAAGGGGCCGACCACAACTGGAACATACTCGCTCACGCTGAACAGGCTTAAGAGTTCGAAGAACGTGACTGTGACGATTTATGCGGAGTTCGTCGGAGTTGCAGGTCAGGTTGTCGGTGGATCGGATTCTTGGAACTTCACGCCTTCTTCAAACTATGGAACGAGTCACGCGGCTACCAGCGTCGGAGAGATTGACTGGGCTGGCGGTCAGGTCTGGTTTGAGACTGAGCAGTATAGAAATAACATTGCGCCGAGTGCTGCTCCTAACAGCGGCATGACTATGAATGTTGCTCAAACCGAATCTGCAAACCAGGGTGATGTAACTATAAACAATCTTGGGTATACCCCAGGGACTTATCCAGCTACGCACATGGCTGTATTCATAAAAGAGGGGGCGACGAGTGGGATTTCATTGACTGCAGATCCGATAGTTGGGTGGATGAACGTAGCAAGCCTGCCTTCATCCTTTACTATACCTCAGCCCATAAATGCTCGGAGAAATTACTGCGTAGGTATAGCGATGGTTGCAGTAACGGAAGATGGAAATTCTTACAATGCGACAGTGAGAGAATACGGATTTACGGCAGGAAGCAACCTGTCAATATACAGTGATGGCGGGGATGTCTATATAGGGGGAGGATCAAGCACAACCATTGAATTGCATAGACCTACAAAGGTTAATCCGAGCACAGCGGCTAATAGATGGATCGGATTTTACACTGATGGTGCCGCAAGCGTGACAAACCTGGCCAATTACGCAAAACTTTACGCGGATACCTCAGGCGGGAAGGTAAGATTAATGGTCATTTTCCCAACAGGGAGCGCAATAAACTTAGCTACAGAGGCATAATATGAAAAAATGGATTGCATTATTGATTCTGCTATTTTGCATTTCTATTCAGGCAAATGCCCAAGATTATTCAGGGTGGATAGGCATGGCAGAAGCCCACATGGATGATGGCTCATATTTCTATGGCGCAATTACCGGAGGGTTGCAACCGGATTCCATTTGGAGGTTTACGATAAAGCCTTGCCTTTGGTTCTGGCAGGAAAATATCAACATCGAGTTCAATATCAAGACTCCTGTTTTGATTGTAAGTCAGAATGGCATATTGTGGGTGAAAATCGAAGGATGGGGCTGGTTTTATCTCCTTCCTGCAAGACCCTCTGAACCTCCATTGCATCAAGACATCAACACGGGCGGTTATAGGCCAGTAAAGATTCAGCTAAGAAAACTTTACAGTCAAATATATATAGAAATCAGGTGAATAATGCTCAAAATTAAGAATCAGGTAGACTGCTACGAATCGGCCTATATCGAATCTCCCGGAGTGGCCGCTATCAAAACAAGCGATCATGTAAAGATCATCAGCTTTCGCGCCACTTTGGGCAACGATCCTCTTGTTGAAGTCATTTTTGCCTATTGCGACAGTGCAGGAGCGATTGAAGCGGGAACCACAACACAGTTCTTTGTGCGCGGAGATTCAGCAAAAGCACTTATGGACGAAACCAAGTTTGATAAATTCATCGAGCACCTTGAGGATATAGCAATAGCAAGTTTCACACCGGGCGACCCAAGCAATAAAAACGGTTGCCCGATTGAGTTGGAGAAATGAATTGGAAATCAAAGTTCTCAAGGCCGAGGAATACGACCTGCTTGATCGGATGCCGAAGGATGAGGCTGTACCGCTCAGTCCTGACAGCAGCATCGTCGTACTGGCAACTGATGGGGAAGAAGTGGTTGGGCGCATGGTGGTTTTGTTCCTTCCGCACATCGAGGGAACGTGGGTGCATCCTGATTACCGC